TGAGGTGACAGGTTGTAGTTGATACCATTCATCTAGGTAGATAAGTATTGTTGACCCATCAGCAGGTGCTGAACTGAATCGTATTTCTGTATCACTTAAAAAGGTAAAAGCTGTATTAGTTACATTGTTTACTTTTACTTTTACTTGACTTCTATCTACATAATCAATATCTCCTACCGTCCAATTAAAGTCAGTAATTGTTCCATCACCTGTATAGGTTTTACTTCCAGCTAGTCTTCCTGTAGTTTTAAGCTTAAAGCCCATCACACCTGAAAGACCTACATCAAACTTGCATCTAGCTATTGTTAGATGTGCAGTGAAATCTGTGTTTCTACCATCTTCAGTTAAGTTAAAATATAACTTAGGTAGTTCTACATCAAAGTCATAGGCATAACCTACATAGACGTTACTTGCAATACTTGTTAGATCTTGTCCAGGTACTTTGAAGTATGTACCTGTACCATCCGAACCTGTTTCTGGTGTGATAGTAAAGCCAGAGTTATTGAATGTTCCAGCTGCAGTAGTACCACCTACCACAAGTACGTTCTTTTGATCAGTTAGATTTGCAAATGGTATATAGCACTTAGAGAAATCATTAGCTGAGTCATAAGCAACAGAAGTAGCCTGTGCATATAAGTCAATACATGGGTTAATCTTTTGACCCTGTGCATTAGTAATAATAGATGCGTCAGGACTCATAGTTAAGTTAGCCCTGGCTAGTGTGTACTGATTACCTTGCTTGGTAATTGAGTACATATCATCTTGGTCTATAGCAATTGTCTGAACTAATCCAGGTAATTTCCACTTGAACCAAGACTCCATCAATAGCTCTTTACCATCTGAGTAAGTCTTGTAAAAATAGATCTCATCACTTGACTGACTAGACATAGCTAGGAAGTCATTCTGAACACTTGCTACAAGATGATCTACATCAATAGTTATCCACTCATTAACAACCCTACCTATATCAAGGATGTTAGGACTCTCACCTAGACCACGAGTCTGCATAGCAAACACTCGTGTGTAGTTAGGAGTCTTACTGATGAAGTTCATGTGAGTTCCTACATCAATAGGATCTACATCTGAATCCATCTCCATGTTTGAGATAGGTCTAATCTTTGTGCTATCAGGTGTTAATGGACCTTGTTCTGAGAAGAGTAAGAACTGTTGACTTTTACTAAATAGAACTAGACCCTGTGTGGTTGGTAATACAGCATGTAATACAGCTGGTCTAATAGAAGTAGCGTTAACACCAATCCTATCTCCAGTTGCTAAACCTCTTACAGAAGCTCTGTAGAAATTAAATACATCCTGACTTTTACTTAGGGTTACTGTGTCATCACTTAAGAAACCAAGTCTATCTGAATAGAAGAAAGCTTGTTGAATCTTCTGTCCTACAAACTGAGGATCTTTATTAGTAATAGCATCACCAACAATCCTGTTTGAATAGGGTATTGGTCCAAAGGTAAATGTATTAGTAGCTGTACATAATAAACGATGAGGCATCGTTGATGCGTTAAAGCCAAGTGAAGCTGTTGGACCTACAGTCTCCTTCCAGTATCCATCACCTGACGTACCATTATGAGCTACAAACTCTGCATAGTAGTTATCATTATCTTCTGAAAACTTACCTAATACTTCGACCTTATGTCCGTGAAGACTTTGAGATGGTAGGTAAGAAGCATCTACAGCAAAGTCCTGAAATACAACAATACCTTTATTATCTTTACCACCTTTAGCTGTAAGAGTAAAAGCTGTTGCTCTATCTATAACTAAACCAGTACCAAATTTATAAACTGTAAGACCTAAAGAATGTGATGTGCTTTCACTTTCTATAGCTGACTTAAGTCCAGTTAATACTTCCTCATAACCATCAGCAGCTTGAGATGTATATGTAGCCTCTTGACCAGCTACGGTCACTGAAAAGGTTTCACTTCCTAACTGAGTGTCAGTACCTGTAAGGATAACCATCCCCCTCTTAGAGGCTACAAACGTAGGATTAGACTGTGCTGTAACTGTTACTGTATTGTTAGTTACTATTGTACTGTCATGGACAGTTAGAACGTCATAGTTTAACTTCGTTCCTGTTAGATAACTATGTGCTCCAAGAGCTGAGCTGGTAGCTGTATCTGTAACTGTACAAGCTGCACCTGTATCAGCATTCCAGATCTTAATTGTACCGTTAGTATTAGATACTTTAGGCGTTACACATCCTATATATCTATTACCATCTCCTCTGTTGATATAGAACCATTTACCACCATCTAGTTGTGTTCCACTATAGGCAGTATTACTAGCGTTCTTTAATGTAGCTAAGAACTTAAATCCAGGTCTCTTTGTTAATCCTGTTGTGACATCAGGGAACCCATTAAGGCATTCTCTAACTTGACCTGGAAGCTTCTTACTATCTGGTTGTTTCGATACACCACTAAGGTAGTTAGCTACCCTTTGAGTTACTGCTGCCATTATCTACTAAGTGCTTTATATGGTTGATAACTGACATATGGGTGTGATCCGTCAGGGTGTCCAAAGAATGAATAATCACCTTGGCTTGTTTCATACTCAAGTGCCATAGCTCTCATGTATGCCTCCTTTTGTTGGAGGATTTGGTATTGAGTTTGATCTCCTACTATCCGACTAGAGACAATAGTGGAAGCTCTAGCTGTTATGTAATCTTGTATAGGACGTGGTAAATCTACCCAGTCAAATAGCCATACGATATCGCAATCAACTGCTCCATCTGTCCATTGATCTGTGTGATGTTCCTTGTCGTATAGTTTTCCGTTTCTTCTTATCGCATGTTTGTCATCTGCATGAGACCTACTAAGGTCAATCTGCAATATGTTGTTTGCTATCAGAATCTCATTGTTTGAGTCTGGTGTCATTTCATAATGTGCTTCCTTATTAAAGGACCATCCTTCACTTTGAACTTCTCTACTAACTTCTAAAAGTGTTTGATAAGTAATCGCAACGTCTGGGTTGGTTTCAT